CTTTTATGAGGGGTTTTATTGAGCATTTTATGGAGAATATCTTTAATATATTTATTTGTATGGCTAGGTATATGGCATTTTTTATGGATAATATATTTGAATGTTTCATTATCATTTTTTCCGATAAATGGAAATCTAGCAAAACACATAATGTAAAGAATTATACCACATGACCATATATCAGCTGGCTTTCCATAATATCCAGACCTTGCTAGTATTTCCGGCGCTACATATTCAGCTGTCCCACATACATCTGTTAATTTCTGCTCCTTGCCATCTTTTACAGTTATTTTTGAATAACCAAAATCAATTAAATTTATTGATTTATCTTCTTCATTATAAACTATATTTTCAAGTTTAAGATCAAGGTGTGCAATATTGATTTTATGTAATTTTTGCACCTCTAATAATAATTTTTTGAATATATATTTTATTTCTGCTTCAGATATAGACACAACTTTCCTCTTAGGTTCTGAAAATGATAATATATGATCATACAGATCAATTCCATCAATATAATTATAAATTATCAATATATAATTATCTGTTATAATATTATCTATTAATTGTATTACTGGATTATCCATATTTTGTTGAATATATTCTAAAACATCAATTTCTCCTCTAATTTTAGAATATACTCTATTTTTACCATATTTTTTATACAATGTAATTTTATTAAATATTTTAATTATTACTTTTGTATCTGTTTCTACATGAATACCTTTAACAACTGTTGATAATACACCAACTCCCAGTATATTATCTGTATTTGTGTCAATGTTATATTTGGCCAATAACAATTTATTTGCCTCCAATAAATCTTTTTCCATAATTGTATATATATTATGTATATGATTATATCAAAAAATTGATATTATTTTGGTATATGTTCATGTTGAAATAATAATATAATTAATAACATAATATGAGTAAAGTATTTGTAGAGCCAGATTACATATTATTATTCTCAATAGAGTATGTGAGAGAAAATCCAGATTATTCAAAATTAGTGTCATACATTAATGCTATAGATACAGCCAAATTGGATATATCTATAGATTATATGGGCAATTTACCATTATCTGGAATTATAAAATTATCTATGATTAAGGAATTATTTAAAATATATATGAACAAAATCGGGAAGGAGTATCCAAAAGATAATTTATCGGAATATATGAGCGAAATATGTATAGAAGCTGTTAGAGAAGATGGAACTACACTTGAATATGTAAAAAATCAAACAGAAAATATTTGCTTAGAAGCTGTTAGACAAGATGGATATGCACTTCAATATGTAAAAGAACAAACAGAAGAGATTTGTTTAGAAGCTGTTAGACAAGATGGATATGCACTTAAATATGTAAGAGAACAGACAAAAGAGATATGTCTAGAAGCTGTTAGGGATCGTGGACATGCACTTAAATATGTAAAAGATCAGACAGAAGAAATTTGTTTAGAAGCTGTTATACAGGATAAACATTCATTACATATGATCAATATTGATATAGATCCTCAAAAATTATACTTAGCTATGCACAGCAATAATTAATTGTTAATTTATCAAAAAATTGATATTATTTTAGTATATATTCATGTTGAAATAATAATATGATTAATAACATAATATGAGTAAAGTATTTGTAGAGCCAGATTACATATTATTATTCTCAATAGAGTATGTGAGAGAAAATCCAGATTATTCAAAATTAGCGTCATACATTAATGCTACAGATACAGCCAAATTGGATGTACCTATTGATTATATGTATAATGTAGCATTATCTGGAATTATAAAATTATCTATGATTAAGGAATTATTCGAAATATATATGAACAAAATCGGGAAGGAGTATCCAAAAGATAATTTATCGGAATATATGAGCGAAATATGTATAGAAATTATTAGGCAACATGGATTTGCACTTCAATATGTCAAAAATCAAACAGAAGAGATTTGCTTAGAAGCTGTTAGAGAAGATGGAGATACACTTCGACATGTAAAAAATCAGACAGAAGAGATCTGTTTAGAAGCTGTTAGAGAAGATGGAGATACACTTCGACATGTAAAAGAACAAACAGAAGAGATTTGTTTAGAAGCTGTTAGACAAGATGGATATGCACTTCGATATGTAAAAGAACAGACAGAAGAAATATGTTTAGAAGCTGTTAGACAAGATGGATATGCACTTCAATACGTCAAAAATCAAACAGCAGAGATTTGTTTAGAAACTGTTAGAAGAAATGGATATTCACTTCAATATGTAAAAGAACAGACAGAAGAAATATGTTTAGAAGCTGTTAGACAAAACGGACAGGCTCTTAAATATGTAAAAGAAAAAACGGAAGAGATATACTTAGAAGCTGTTAGACAGGATAAAAAGGCATTACGTCTGATCAATATTGATATAGATCCTCAAAAATTATACTTAGCTATGCATAGCAATAATTAATTATTAATTTATTTGGTATACAGATTATATCATAAATTATAAATTTATGATATAAATTATTTAGTCAAGATCTGTATCAGCAGTATGGTTTACTGTATCAACTTCAATTCCAACATTAGTTTGTCTAGTAAATACTCCTGCATTATGGACGATAGGTCCTGTAAATTTTGAACCACTATATGGTTTACGTGTTACCATTGGCAATGATGCACTAGATGCAGAAAAGAATTCTTCACCATAACACCATGCATCAAATTCATTCATTAATGATGCAAAATATGAATAATCTGCTTTTGCTTGATCAAATGGACTAGAATCAGCTGTTGTACATGCAGTCATTAATACACCAAAAGTTGATTTATAATTATTCATTTTATCAGCTTTATCTTGGAAATCTTTAATCCCATTGGAATCAGAATCTGTATCGTCATAAGCTCCATTCATAATAGCAAATGATTCAGCTAAATAATAATCACCAGCTTCTAATCTTGTATCCAATCCTGCTGGATTATATGTAGGATTTACAGCATTATCAAATACATCATCAACATTCCATGCATTAACATATGCTTTTAATCCATTTTTCTCATGAATGCACCATACGATTTCTCTTTGTTTTTCTCTATTTACACCAAAATCATATCCGAATTGATCCAAAAAGATACCATAAACGCCCATTGATTCCCATGCATCAATTTTTTCTTGAATACTATTTAATGTTAATGTAGCATCAATATAACCAAATACTTTAGTACCAGCCATATCAACATGATTAATTATAGCATTAGTATTAGCATGATCTCCATGTGCAGGATCTTCTAATCCTGCTCCAAATACTACTAAATCATATTCTTTGAATGTTAATACAGCTGTATTAACATTTCCGCCAGCACCGTTTACAGCACTTGGCCATCCGTAGTAAATTGCTAATTTTTGTGGTTCGTTGATTGTAGTCATATATACACATATTATATACTATTTTTTTATATCATTTATCTACCAATTTATAATAAAATGTCAGCACTGTGAATATTTGAATCTATTTTAATCCCAACATTTAATCGTCTTTTGCATATGCCATTATCTTCAATAATATCAGTTGTAAATTCTGATCCTGGTACATATATTCTTTCTCTATATGGCATGTAATTATTTTCAGAATACATATACTCAACAAATCCCCATGCATCAAAATTATATAATATTGACGATAAATAGGAATATTTAGCTTTTTCATCATCATATATTGAATTATTGTTAGTTGCTATACATGCTATATTAACATTATACATATCCTTAAATTTTACTAACTCTTCACTTTTATTTTTCCATTCAGAAGGATTTTCATATTCACCATTACTAACTTGATATCCTTCATATACATACCAATCTCCCGGCTGTATATGTGGATCATATCCAAATGGATTGTATTTCATGTTTATATAATCCCAAAATATGTCAGCTGGATATTTAGTATTTATAAATGCAATCATACTCTTATCATGTACATAATCTAATATATTATTCTGTTTGTGTCTTCCCACATGACAATCATAACCACAATTATCAAGATACATACCATAAGCTCCATAATTATTCCATATATCAATAACATCTTTAATATCACTCTTAGATAGCGTCATATCAACTCTACCTATAATAAATGTATAATGTGTTAATAATGAGCTTACGATATTACTAAGATTAGGTTCTTGGTAATTATCTAATATCACAACATCATATTTTTTAAGTTCATCGATAATATCAGATATATTATTATATCCATTGATACTATTAACATATCCATAATACATCGCTAGTTTTAGAGGCTTCATATATATACATCCTCATAAGTTTATTTATATATATAATTATGCATATAATAGTATATATAAAATGCCAATTACTATAATAAGACATGCACAGTCCACATCAAATGCATATGGTGATATGTCAAGAAATGTTCCGATAACAGATATAGGAAAGGATCAAACTAAATCATTAAAATTTGATGCAGATCTGGTAATATGCTCAACTATGAGAAGAGCAAGAGAGACTTTAGATAATTCGAATATAACATATAAAAAAGTTATATTTACTGATTTATGCAGAGAATATCTTAACAAAAATCCAACAAATTATTATAATGGTGAAGATATAATTTACGAAAGTTATAATGATCTTGTAGATAGAATTAGCAAATTTAATAACTATCTAAAAGATATGCAAAAGGATTATGATAATATAATTGTTATAACTCACCATGATTTTCTACACAAAATGACAGGATTCTCATTCAAAAATTGCTACTGGATGAAATATAATCCTAAATAAACTTATAATATGTATTATATATCATAAATTTCAACTAATATGTATATTCTATCTGAACTATTAATTTCTTAGTATCTGTACTATTATTAGTATATTTAACTCTGACTATAGTCCCTTTATCAATATATGATCCTCCTATTTTTGATTCTCCTATTGAATAATTCCATGCCGGACCTATCGTATAATTTTTCATCATGCATACACATATATTTATATTTGTAGGTGTAACAGCCAAATAATTATTTGTTGTTGCATTTTCAACAGTAATAGTATTATTTACTGTATCAATATCTATAACTTCTCCAAGTTTTTCGCTATTAACTCCATCATCAATAGTTATATTATAACCTAACATTACATTATTAACTACTGTATCTGTTACAGGTAATACAGTTTCTCCTATATTTACATCACTATTTAATAAACCTACAGTTGTTTCTGGAGCTATAATAACATTTATACTATCTCCTTCATGAATATCTTTTGTTGCAAAAGATATAGCAAAAATAGATATAGGTATTTTCCAAGTAAAATCTTCTGTTACAACTTCGCTAGGACCTATATCTATACTTTTAGTAGTACATCTGAAATTACCTCCAGTCAGTATAGTTTCTTCCCTTATTTTAATGCTGTTCTCATCAACTTTGTTTATAATTGATGTTTTTGTAGCATCAATTGTATGTGTATTATTTGCTGGACAAACTGTAGGTTTGTCTTCATCCCATATATATTCATACTTATCATCTGTATCACATCTAATTCTCCAATAATATAGTGTAGTCATATACTATATAATATGAATATATAATGTGTTATATTTACGAATAAAACACATTAACTTCCTTAATATATGCTTTTGACCATGATAATTTACTTGCATTTATTTTAACTTGTACTTCAAAAATAGCATCATTAGTTGGGAGATTACTTAATGTTCCTAAATCATTAATTTCCATAGAAGTATTTGTAAAATTCTTTTCAGCTATTATATTATCATTTGTAATGTCATATACTCTAACATCATAACTATCTGCTTTATTATCCATATAACTTAATACTGATATATTACTAATAGTATTAATATTTTCAGATATTGAAATATTAATTGCTACTATATATTCTTTTGACTTTATCTGACTAGTCCCTTCCAAGGATGATTTAAAAATTTTTTGACTAAAATCACTATTATTAGCCCAATCTATACCTTTTGGTTTGGAACTGTTGAATACAAGTACCATGTTATCTTGTTGTGGCTCTAGTGCAGTAACTTTACCATTACCATCAGTAACTATAACTGATCCTTTTGGATATGCCATATTATATATATTATATATAGTGTATATTTATTTCTCTGATATGACCTAAACCATTATTTAGTACAGGATCATCTATTTTGAGTTGTATGTTAATTATTATAGGTGCATTAGTGACAGTCCCATTTGTTATTGTTATGGTATTAAGAGATATACTTGAATTTGTAAAAGTGGATTCTCCGATAGTACCTGAATTAGTATCATCATATATTCGGATACTATAATTATTTGGATTATTAGCCATATATGACAGGGCAGTTATTTTTGTTATAGATGATGCGGTTGATGGTAATGATGTATACGCTATAGTTATATATGATTCAGAACCAGTACTATAATTATCAGTTAATGTTACTGATTTAATCTTTTCAGTAATATTATCAATATCTTCCCATTTTATACCAATACTTTCATTTGTATCAGATACTGGTATTTTTCCTGATATGATATTTTCAAGAGCTGTTACAGCTCCTGTTCCATTAGTAACTACTAGTGATCCTTTTGCGTATGACATATATAATTATGCAATTGAAAATTATATATCTTGTTAACTAGTTTAACACACTCTATATAAAGTATAAGCTTCAGATGAAGCTGTTACATTATCTATCCTTAATCTAAATATTCCAGATCCAGCTGATTCATAAGTTCCAGCTAAATTACTTTTAGAACTGACAGTTAAATTACCATCTGTTGATCCTCCTGTACCTGCTGCTAATATTATATCTGCTTCATTTGCATCTGTTGAAT